CACTTGCCTGTCCATCAAACACTCCTGATTGTGTTGTAAATTTTTCTGTGTGAATATTGTTTAACTTTTTACTAGAACTACCAATATCATGTTGACCATCTGTGTCAGGTTCTAAGTTTGCTGTTACTATAATTTTACCTGAGCCATTTGGATCTAATGTTAAATCCAAGTTGCTTATGACAGTTGATATTGTATTACCTGTTAGGTCAATGTTAGAATCAACAGCACCTTGATCCCATAAGTTTTCAAAGTTAGTGTTAACTTTGGCAAGAGCATCTCTTAGATAATCGCCTGAGCCATCATCTGCTGTTGTTCCTAAATTTATGATTTGTCTAGTATATGCCATTAGTGTAAGTCTACCCAAACGCCGTTAGCGTAACCTTTAAATTTGTGGTCACTGCTGTTGTAGTATATCATTCCGTTCACTGGTGAACTTGGAGCACTACCTTGAGCGTTCAGTTGGACTTGATTAGCACTAGTAGAATTGGTTGTTGCTGTATTTGTGAATACAGTTAACCATTGAGCACTTGCTGAACCTAAACTCTTTGTACCGTTAGCATTAGGTAAAACATCACTTGCTATTACGACACTACCTGTACCTGAAGGGTCAAGTGTAATGTTTTCATTAGAATCAGTTGATGAAATCGTGCTTCCTTGTATTGAAAGATCTTGAACTAGGAATTCACCTGTAGCACTATTAAAAGTTAATTGTGTACTAGATGTAAGGTCACCATTGGAATTTGTAAACACAAGAGCATTGTCATTGTGATCTGTTAAAGTTAAAGCATTGCCTGTATCAATAACAACCTTACCAGTACCGTTTGGTGCTAGTGTTAAGTTACCATTAGTATCTATAGTTGTTATAGAGTTGCCTGTGATGTCTACGTTAGTGCCTGCCGCTCCAGCACCGTACAATTCATTAAAATTGTCGTTTACTTTATCAAATGCTGATCTTAGGCTATCACCTGTACCATCATTAGCACTTGCTCCGATATTGATAGTTTGTTTGGCCATGTTTCGTTCCTATATAATATTATAATGTATTTATACTTTTATACAGCAAATGATTCGCCACAACCACAGGACGCTGTAGCCATAGGATTCTTTACAGTAAGGTATGATCCGCCTAATTCAGTTATATAATCAATGGTACTTCCCATAATATACATTTCTGCTATTGGCTCTATTAGTAGTTGCTTTCCTTCTGTAAGGTCTACTTCTATAAAATCACCCTCTTTTGTGTCCAAGAAATCCCATTCATATTTGAATCCACTACAGCCACCACCTTTAACACTGAACTTTACATAGTTCTTGTTGTTATTAGTTGTTGCTTCTAGTAAGTAGTTTTTTGCTTTGTCTGTTACTTGTATCATCTCGGGTTCCAATTATCGTAATCAGGCTCAGGAGCACTGAAAAAGCCTAAGTCCATTTGTGCCAATTCGCTGGCATACTCAGGCGTAAATGTAGGAGTAAACGTCATCTCTACTGTAACTGTATTTACTCCTTCTGCGGCCTCAATGGCCTCTTTTACCCATATAGGCATTTCTCCTGCTACAGGGCAAAATGGAGATGTAAGTGTTAGTTTACATTTTACACTATCATCTTCTAATATATCTAATTCGTATATTAATCCTAGATCAAATATGTTAATACTAATCTCAGGATCGTATACCTTCCTAAGATTTGCTATGATTTCATCTAGCATTTTAGGGTTTTGTTTAGTTGTTTTAAATTCGAATGTTCCGTCTTTACTCGGATACCTATTATAAATTTGAGTCATGTTAATTAATGTGTGGTACCTTTATTTTTAGACTGTTATCAGGAACACCGTCTAGGTCACACTGACAGCCAAGTCTACTGTTATCTTGTTTATTGAAAGTGTATGCCAATTGATCTTCTTCCTCTTCATTTGGTGTTATTGGATACCCTTTTTCTATCTGTATATGACAGGTGGCACATATACATGATCCTCCACAGTCGCCCCAAGGCTCTCCTCTAAAGTGATCGTACAGTGCCACCATAATATTATCAGAGTCGCTATACTCAACATCAAATTCTCTTCCGCTTCGTGTAGTAACTCTAAACTTTTTCATGATTAGCCTTTTTTAATCATACCAGCGATTCCCCAAATGATTGCCGCGTAAGCAACCCATTTAAGAAGACCACCGCCTACTAAAATTAGAATACCAACTGCCAGTAAAGCACCAGCGTTCCAAGTTGATAATTCTTTTACTCTGTCTTTTAACCAATTCATAGTATTATATACTCCTTATAATTTTTGGACCTCAAAAACCTGAATGCTTGATGTGGCTTCTCCACAATTATCAATACAGGCATTCAATTTTGGATTGTTTAGGTCTTTGGTTGTGTTTTTCCAACTATCGTATAGGTCCTTTGTGTAGAAATCATGAGATAGAATTTCATCAATAGTGTGATGATACAAGTTGTTAAAGTTATCCTCATACTTACTTGTCAATACCTCATATTCCTTACCATGAAACAAAGTTGACTCCCACTGTGATCGCCAATCGTTCATGTAATGGTTTAGGTGGCAACAAGGATGAACTAGACCGTTGAACTCAACATTGATCTTTTTCATCTTCCCCCACCTACACGAAACATAAGTTTTGTCTCTATACTCATTCTCGCTAGAATATTTAGAAACCTTTTCCTGAACATTATCAGACATTATTTGGTTGCCGACATCGTAAACTAATGATCTTTTTTGTTCTTCTTTGTATTTTAACCTTTTTTCTTGCTTTTTACTTGTTGGTGTTTCAATAACTGCTCTGTTAACTACATCATTATCATTTTGTAAATTTTGTACTACTTTTTGTGCTACCAACTTCTTACCTCTGTTTCCCCTTGCTAGAAACTGAGAGAATCCTAAATCTTTTGCCATCTGTCTTGCTGTTTCTGTTTGATGAGCATTGTGTTTAAATTCTAACCACTGCCATGCCGCTCTACCTCCAGCATCTATAAAGGCTTTGGCATTACGAATAAGTTTATCAAAGTTAACACCTCTTCTATAAAGTTGGTGTGTTTGGTCATCTATTCCGTCAATACCAAATATAAATCTACTGTGTGGTCTATAGAATTGTTTTTGATATTCTGCTTGTTGTCTCCACCAGTCTTCGTTGTGTAATCCACCATTGGTTGCTACTTCCCAACCTGTGTGTTCTCCTTTAACTTTAATAAGATATTCGGTTAAATTGTTTACATCTGGGTGTAACATAAAGTCTCCCCAGGTTCCATTGTATTCTACTACATTTAATCTTGGTGTAAAATCTTTTGTAAAGAGATTAGCAAAGGCCTCCATTTTCATGTGGCCTTTACTACCTTGGAAAGGTGCTATGGTAGGGTTGATAGCACCTTCTTCCAAACCTTTTAATTCTGCTTGTTTCTTATCGACCCACCTATCGCAGGCAGGACACATGGCGTTACAATTTGCTGTAAGTTCTACCTGGACATGGCGTATATTGTCATAATCATATGGATTCATTACTGCTCTTGAGAATCCTTGTTATATCTTTTACTTTAGATTTAACAAGATCTACATACTTTTCGTTTGTACTCCATTTGTGGAGTTCTTCTATAAGTCTATCAATATTCACACTGTGACCTTGTTTGGTTCTTTCTTTACGATAACCTTCGTAAGCATGATGAGTATTTACAGTATATATCATATCCATTACACTATCACATTTAGTTTCATATGATTTTACACCCCATTCAGCGTCTGGATTACCCTTGGCTTTTAGTTGTGGTGTATCAGGATCCCATGTTCTAATACCAAATAAGTTGTTGCCTTCTAAAGCAAATCTGCTTGTACCATAACCAGTTTCAAGTACAGCCATAGCAATAATAATCTCACGTGGTATACGTTTATTAGGTTCTAAACTTAGGTTGTGCCATTGAATACATCTGTTGACTTCTGTTACAAATTCGTTGTTGTTACTGTACTCAATGCTTGGTTTTTCTAATCCTAGACTGTTATAGTCTTTTACCATTTGTGCTGAAGCCTCTGCTTTTAATTCTTCAAGCACCATCCAGTTAGGTTGAAATGTTCCAATACAATAAGATACGACAAGACTCGTAATGAATCCCAAACTAATGGCAATCCATCTCTTCACTGATTTTTTCATATGTTTAGTTACGCCTCATTTGGGCAATTTCTGTAGCCTGTTTAGATCCGTTCTTGTCGTCATCATCAGCAAACACAGGAACCATATTTGATTTGTGTAGTGTAGCGATGCCTACAAGTTTACGTTCACCAGTATACTTCATTGCTTCTTTTTTTGTAGCAGGAGCAAAACTGTATTCACTGTTATGGCTAGGAACATATTGAGTTTGGCGTGTGAAGCCTTCTTGTTTCCAAGATGTTTGAATAACAGTTGGCTTAGTCTTAGACTTGTAATTGCCATTTACATAATCAATATATTCTTCAAAGGTCATAACGTTATTATGACAACCTAGTTGTTTCATATGTTTGTTATGTTGCCTCCAGTTTACTTTCAACTTCAATAGTTGATTATCTGTATACTTCTTTTTCTTCTTCTTACGTTTAGAAGTATTCAATGTGGTTAGACCACGTGCCAGACTCATTGTCATGGTAGATCCTTTTTTGTTTGGAGTTCTTCTATTCTACGATTCATCCATTCAGTAACAGTTTGGATTTCCTGAGGCTCCATATCCCAACGTTCTTGAGGATCGACCCATTCAAGTTCGTTCCTCTCGTTGAGTAGTGTATGGAGCACTGCCCATTCAACGCCGTTAAGCGACACAGGCTCCTCCCTATTTTACAAATTGAACTGTGTACATTTTACCTTGATATTCAAATGTAAATGTACTGTGAGAATAAGTTGTTCTCTGAGACTCTTTGTATCTAGTCTGCCATTGACATTGATCATGAGTAGTCGTAGTCGAACCATTCTCTCTAGATTTTTCATTAGTAATAATTGTACCAATTACTGCTCCAGCGGCCGCTCCGCCATCATCTTTAGTAATTGCTTTACCTAGAATACCACCAATGATAGCACCCGAAAGTAAATCACCTGTATTAGTACTACCAGGCGTTTTAGTTGTTACCTTCTGGCATACTTCTACCTTGTATGGTTCTCTGTCAATAACAGTTTTGAAGTGATCAATAACTTCACCCCTAACTCTTACGTTCTCAGCATTAGCCACACCAGCGAACATCATAGTTCCTAGTGCCACTGTTGTTAATAGTTTCTTCATATTTCCCTACCTTTCTATTTGAGACCTGCTTTTTGTAAAGACAAATCTCGCTCAAGTTGACGGATCCAAATAGCAGACCATGTCTGTACCCATTCGTTATCCTTGTTAAACTCACGCCAAACTTTTAAGTTCAGCAACCTATCCAATGTGGAAGGTGTACCAATTGAATTTCTATACGGACTCATACATAAACTCCATTTCAAATTGATAACCTGGTGCTTGACTTTCAAACTCACGAAGAACATTCTTCTTACGTTGTAGCAAGTTTTCAAGCGAACTAATAGCCATTCGCTTTTCATCACTAGCACCTTCTTCAAAACAGATTAAAGCATTTTCAAGCACTTCAATATCTTGAACTACATCAATCATTTAAACCTCCAAATTGTTTCAACGTCATATACTATATTAACATATCTACTAGATATGTCAACCACTATTTTTGGATATTTTTGGCTCTTTGATACCACCAATAATTTGGAGCATCTTCGTCATTTGGAACTGTGCCGTTTTGGAAATACTGCTCCAAATCTCTCCAAGTTTGGTCTTCAAAGTGATCATATTCCATATAAAGATATTCTTTTGAATCTCTCACTGCTTGATTGAAACTTTCAAATTGTACATCATATTTGAAACCCTCATTGATAAGCAGGCTCCCGCCGTGTTGCTTTAAGTCTGTAATAGGTTCAGCATCTGGATTATTCTTTACCCACCACGGAGTGTAATTGTCATGATGATTACCCTCACTTCTAAAGAACCCATTCAAAGGTAAATGATCTAGACCCGATGGCCTGTAGCCTGGAAAAACTTGATCATCAACTATGGCTAAATGGTTTCTAAGTTCTACTAGGTTTATAAAGTAACAAGAATTAAACAAACGTAAATACCAACCTTGGAATGTTCTATCTAAAACGTGTCCAATGGCCCACCAAAACTTATGTGATGTTTGCTCCATTACTAGTTTTAATGTTTGTTCTTGTTCTAAAAATATATTACCACTGCTAATTACAATGGCTGTATCATAATCGTTTTTGTGTTTGTAAATGTTTTTCCAAACAAGATGTTGTCTGTAATCCTCTGCTGGATCAGAATAAACATCACAGTTTGGATACATCTTTTTAGCATTGTCAACTGTGTGTTGATATAATTTTAGAGCCAGTCCTTTTGAATCTTGTATGTTGTATGGCTGATTGATGAAAATTGCTGTTCGACTCAATGTATTGTACTCTTCTTTTTTTCTTCTTCTTGTGGTAAAGTCAAAGGTTCTATCATTCCTCTGCTTTCATAAACGTGCCAAAGTATATCATCATACTCTTCATCTGGCAATACACTTTTATAAATCCTTAGAGCATGGGCCATCAATGGACCTGCTACTGTCAAAGCACTTTTCTTTTCTAAATGGAAAGCCACCATCGCTGTCATATCTTGGTAAAACTCTTTCATGTCAAGTTCGCCCTTCAACTCGCCACGTTCTGAAAAGTCATGGTCTATTGATGTACGAACGTTTAGTTGAGAGTTAACAGGATTAGGTGTTCTAATTTCTTTTGGTTGTTTTGGTTGTTTTGGTTTATCTGGATCAATATGAGCGGGTCGTTCTTTGGCTAACATTGATTCGGCTACCCTGAGTGCCTTGTTTGCTATCCAAAGTTTTACACGTTCTGAGATAGTCTTCTTATTTTCTTTTTTTGACATTTCGTGTCCACCATTTATCTAGTAGAAAATACCAAATTGAATTGGCAATTGGTTCAACGATAGCATCTGTCATCGCTTCTCGTAAACTCACATCTGCTATCAACATTAAACAAGTTATAGCAATAACAAAGTGACCTAATGTGTAAATTACAGTTCTCGCTAAAGAGCCTTTGTTTGCTCTCCATATACCTAACATACTATCTGTAAATTCTGTAATCAACGTCCTTGTCCTCTATATTTTTTATAACTACGTCTTTTGTTTTTGTTCATTGAACTAAAGTTTATTCTACTATGGTTTCTGCCGATTGTCGTCTTCTTCTTAACGTGTTCGATGTTTGATACTCCGACTTGCTTTGCCATATTTCCTTTCTTTAGTGTACGATAACGGCCCCCTTATATAAGCACCTCAGCACTTCTCCGCCTTACCGTCGACAGTTCCTGCCAGCCTTATCGCTTTTACGATCTGTTCAGCCCACAAAACATTAGCGAACATCAACTGTCTTAGCCAATACTATATTTATTATATAGCCTTATTATCACCTTTGTCAAGTTTTTTCATACAAAGGTTCTTCGTTTTTATAAGAAGTACAAGCATACTCAAGAGCCTTCCGAGCCTGCTTGACATTCGAATTTTTTACGTTACGAAGAATAAAACGAATCGCTTTATCCTTACTCAACTGAAGTCCAAATACTGCCTCAGTGGCGGCATCATATAAGTCATTTGCTATTTTTGGATCAGTTACCATTTTTCTATACCTCTTTGGTCGTTACAGTTAAAATTTGCTCTGGCTTCATAATCTCCAAAGCCTTCTTCATAGCAAGGTCAACACTCTGTTTTTCTGTTGAACCTTCCCAAGCCTCGGTAGTCTCAACATGAGTACCGAAATTTGTTGTCTTCTCATAATCTACTGTCGTAATAAACATATCGTTCTTCCTCGTTTAGTTAAGTTAACAATATAACATCTTTATGTGTATTGTCAACCATTAATTTGAATTTAATGCTCCAGCATCAGCAATACCAAACATCCACATACCTCTGGCTTCATATGGTACTTCTTTAGCATGATCTGTATCAAATACAGTGTCATACAAGTACATCCAACCTACAGTGTTGTATCTATTTGGGTCGTTAGTCATAAACCTTATATTGTTGTTACCTCCACCAATCTTAGGTTTGTCGTATAGTTTGGCAGAGTATTTCACAAGTCTTTCAATGCCTGGAAAGTCTTTTTGTATATCATATCCTTGATTATGTAATACTACAGACATCACTATCAAACCCTGTGCTACTTTATTACCACTGTTTATACCGTAGTTCTCACCACTACCGCTTTTGTGTTCACCTCTTAGACTTCCATTCTTTCTAATAGTATTATGGAAATCTTTGAAACCATTTAAACCTGCTGTGAAATAATCTTCGTTTTGATCAGCAATTCCCCACAGTAAGTAAGCGACCTTTTTGTAAATTGTTTCATGGTTACCTGATTCAAAGAATGGTCTCCATTTCCATCTACTTGAAAGTAAACCATCCATAGGACCTTGTTCAAGAGCCCACACTCTTTTTTCTAACCAATTATGAACTAATTCATATTCTTCTTTTGTGTAAGCATTGTTTCTTTGTAGAACAATATGTGATTCAATTAAAGGAATAATAGTTGGGTAAAACCAATTCAAAGCATTACCATATAGTTGAAAGTCTTTGGCATTACTGCTTTTATACAGATACTTGTCTGCTTCTAATATCTTAATCCAATCACCTTTGGCGCCTTCTAGCATACCATTCTTAAGTTTATCTAGGTTACCCTTCTGTAGATAATAAGAAATAGGAACCGAGTGTCTAAAAAATTTAGAGTAACTGGCATCAAGCATTTGCTTTTTAAATTCTTTGTTAAGGAAAATTTCTCTACCATCATCTGTGCCGTGTGACCTAAGCATGGTATCAAGTTTCTCTGTCCATTCAAAGTTTGTACATTCACGTGGTCCACAATGTGGTTCAAATTTAAATTGATCATTAGTTAGATCACCCCATACACCAATCATATCATTAGGACTAATCTTAGGTCCATCGTCTGCTATGTTGACAACATTGTTGTTGGATTGGAAATGACTCTTACCAATAAACAAATATGGTTGTTCTGTTAGGCTTGTAATATCTAAATCACAACCTCCATTCTTAACACAATCGTAGGCAAACTTTTTGCCTGTTGGCCACGGATATTCCTTAGCCATAACCATACCTGCCCATGCTAGGGTCAACAATACAGCCATTACTACCATTATTACATTTCTAACCATTTTCCCTCCTATATAATACTTCGTCTAATGAAATTGGTGTATAATTAATTTGCTCTACACTAACATTGACATACCTTTTGTCATCTATCTTCCTATCGTGTATGTGTCCATGTATATTGGCATCAAACCTTCCCAACTGCTCAGGGTGGATAGGAATATGTGTCATCATCATTTTATAAAGTTCATGAGCACCTCTGATATCAATGAAGTACTTTGTATAATCTTTTAGATCAAATATATCATGATTACCTTTGATAAGAATCTTTTTACCATTCAATTCATCTAACAGAGCAAGTTTACGTCTTGGAAAGGCCACATCACCTAAATGATATACTTTATCGTGAGGTTGAACAACAGAGTTCCACCTTTGAACCATGATAGCATCTCCGTCATGAGAATTATCTGCTACATCTCTAACCCTAGAACCATCTTTGTTCTTAAAGCCATAGACAGCATCATGACCAAAATGTGTATCACTTATAAAAAATCTTTCTGACATTACTGTACCATCATCTGTACGGCACCAATTACATAATTGGCAACAACCATACCTTTCATAAAAATTAAATAACTCTCTATCATAAGTTCATTGCTCCTTCCACTTGTTTCAAAACCTTTTTACTGTGTTTACAGTATCCATGATAACTAAAACCTCGGCAATCACATTCGAACCCTTTATCTGTAAGTTCCACAGAATAATTATTACCTGTAGATCCAACTACAGGCCAAACAACTCCTGACATCCAATGACCCTTAGGATCAAAAAAATTAGGCATCAAATATTTTTTAATGTATTTTTTATTTGCCATGTCTATCCTCGTTGTTCCACATAATAAAAATTGCTACGACGAAAGCATATATCAAACCTATATACACAATCGCCGTAAATAATTCTCCCATATTATTTCAGGTAGTGTGGACCTGTCCAAGCCACCGAATAATCATCAGCAAAGATGTTTCCCCTTGCTTGGTTCAAAGCAGGTGCCTGCCAACCAGCCGCCTTAAGGATATCACCTTTGTTAAAAACTTTACCTTTGCTAACAAAATCTTCATTAGCAATAAAACCCCAAACACCATTTTCTCTAATGATCTTTGTGTACTTCTTACCAACCTTAACAGTAAAACTGTCGTCGAACTTTTCAACAGATTCTTTAAAGTAACCTGTCAGTTCTTTTTTACCACCTTGTGTTGTCCAGTTGATGTAGTCTTGTTTGATTGCTACTTTCAACTTCTCAATCGCTTGATTAAATGTGTTGTCCATATTATTTGCCCTCCTTAAAAGCAAAGTTGATTTGAGTATCAACGGGTTGTTTGGCCTCCCATTTGTCAGCCAAATCATTAAAGTGTTCATAGAACACTGTAGCATCTTTAAACAACTTACCTACTGCCATAAAGCAATCAGCATCAACAAAGTTCCAGTTGATTGACCCATCATCATTGATGTTTTCTGGGTTATTAACTGCTTCGTTAAACTGTGACTCTAAAAGCGAATGTATCATAAATGCTCCTTCTTTCTAACTATACTATTATAATAACACAGATACGGATATTGTCAACCAGAAAATACCAGAAAAAAGTCGCTATTTTTGGGGGTTTTTTAGTGGTTGATCACCCAAAATGAGGGTGATCTTTACCTTTTGTAACTACGAACCTGAAGATAAAAGGATCTTCCTTCTTCTTCTTTTCGTTTACAGGCTTGTTAAGTTCATTCCTAACAGCCTTGGCATCTTGTTTCTTGTCGAAACCTGCCTTTTCAATCTTACCAGTTTTGGTATCGATTATAGAATATATGTCAGCCATATTACCTCCTAATAACTTGCTACTATTACAAAAACTAATGCTCCTATGAACCCTGCTATCAATACATGGTTACCTAAGTTTAAAAAACTCTTACCAACTGTATGAGGGTTCTTAGGATCTATCCATTTGCTCATGAACATCCTCCTCCTATTGCTCCTGTACACTCTAGTCCATGAAAGAACCATGCTTCAGGATAGGGTGAGTAAACCGTGCCAAGCACCACCATACTTGCTAGAATAATTGCTACTAAAAGTGGTCCCCAATTACCCATTACTCATCCTCTGATTGATATTTGTATGTCCACGGTGGCTTAAATCTTATAACCAAACACGCCAAAGCAATAATCAAAATGGCACCTGCTTCATATAATAATGTTATAGGTTCCATTTCCTTACCTTGTAGAATAATTAATCTTGCTAGAGCCGTCATAGCAATAAACAGAGGCAATGTAATTGGTATTCTACTACTAGCATAGAACACTCCTATCATTCCAAGTACCTCTGTATAGATAAACAACAACAATAGGTCAGCAAGTTTAATTGTGCCTACGTCATATATGTGTAATATCTCTTGCCCTGTAGCAATTAGTGTCAGTAATGCTATAATACCTAATAAGGCTTTTTCAATCGCCTTAATTAGTTCAGTGGCATTTGATTTTGTAAATTTACTCATGTTCTCCCCCAGGATCTTTATCATCCAAAGGCACCTTATAGGGATTGCCTTTCTTATCCCTGTAGATCACATATCCTCTACTTCTACCATATGAGTGATATGATCCAAACCTCCATGGTTGATGTTCAGCAACTTTAAAAGTTCCTACAGTAACCACGACAGCACCTACTAGTAAAACGTGTAAGAAAGCACTTATACCAAATGCCATTACACTTTCAGCAATATATAAAGCAAAGACAGCCGACCACATAAAAGCCAGTATCTGCATTATCATATGTCTAACCTGTAAATCTGGAATATGTCTTAATGGATTAACTTCAGCATCCATAACATGGTTCCAGCAACTAACAACAAATTTTCTCATTATGCTACCTCCTGATAGTACTCATCTAAATCAGCCACAAACGTTGCCGGATCATCATGCCACTTTTTATTCATATAACCTACACTGGCATAATATCCTTTTCCGGTTGTGTCATTATAATCGAAGTTGGCATCAACTTCTTTCTTGTCATACCAGACATTTTCTAGTATGTCACCTAAATATGTTTCTACACTGCTGAACGTAAGTTTCTTAGGATCAAAGTCCTCTCCATCTGTTTCAATAAAGTAACTTGAGAAGCCACCTTTTTCAGCACTGTGAAAACAAAGAACTGGATCATATAATTCTAGATCAACTTCTTCGAAATCCCATTCATCTATATCTGTATGGTATGCTTCTCTACCATACAAATGTTGGCCTGGCTTAAATTCTTTTTCTGTGTCGTTCCAAGTCCAATCATCTTCTTCATTTGTAATTTCTGTAACACGCCAATCTCCATCGGCATAAGCATTATTCAAATGCTCCTTGTCATCACACTCGTGCCAAGCATTAAAGCCTTCACAAGGTAATGGACAGTTTTGATCCTCAGGTGGATCACCCCAATCAAGAGAAGTAACAAAATCAATCAAATCTGCTTCTTCTTTACCTCTCCAGTATTCCACAAATTCTTTGTCGACTTTACCGATACAGAGTTCACCTCCGTATCTACCTGTGTCAACCCGAAACTTTCTCTTTGGCATTTTCAATATCCTTTGTCAAGTTTTGATAAAGACCACTTTGTAAGAGCCTATCTCTTTTTTGTTTTGCTTTAGAAGACAATCTTCTTTGAGCCTTTTTTCTATCAAGTTTTACTTTGATAGCCTTCTGTTTGTGTGACATCTTCTTAGACATTATATCTCCTTAATCATAATAGATAGCGAAAGTATCAGCATAACCTTTATGGACAAAATCTCTTGGTCTTGTGTAATGTCCTTTGCTTTTACCCCTAAATCTAATACGCCTTTTCTTCTTTGGTAACATTTTCATAAACTGACCATATAACTTCATAGGCACTCCTTTGAAACTGCTACATTCAACATCAGGACTTATATACTTGTTCAATAAGTCTTGTTCTTCTGGCTTGTAACAGGCAAAAATAGTAAACTTATCTATTTTCATCTTGTTGCTTTCGCCATTTCCAATAACCATCTAACCACTCTTTATGTGATGTAGATTTCTTAGAAACTTTAGTGACTTTATTATATACCTTATAATCTTGCTCGTCCATCATAGTTCCGTCATCAGCAAGATAATATTTTACAGGTTTGTTTTTAGCCATAAACTCCTTTACTTTACACTTCTTTTATTTGACTCAATGTTGTTTACAAATACTCTTACAAGCCTTGACACATCAACTTCTTCTCTTTGAAGTGTTTTAGGGTTTGTAAAAATCACTTTACTCTTGTTTGCTTCTAATTGAATACCAATATTTGAAGCAACTACGATAGCGTCATCTGTATTCTTACGCCAATCATGTGAACTATACTGAGTCATTATGCTGGCTCCTTTTGCCATTCAAAGTCATTAGTAGACCAATCTGGATCAGCATAATCAATACTGTCTGAATCTTCGTATGGAATACATTCAGCAACTTTCTTTGTATCTCCCATATCGTTGTAGTTCCAATCAGCGGCATAAACTTCTACAGGCTCGTCTTTGTGATAGCCTTCTTGCCAGTCTATACTTTCAATGCCTCCGTGTTCTATTGTGGCATTCTCTGCCTCATCTTTTGAATCAGCAACTACATCGTACTCAACCCAAACGTTGTAATATTTCTTAACTCTAAACTTTTGCTTTCCGATATCCTTGTGAGGATTATCAAAAGAAAATGTTTGCTTCGTCATTTGCTACCGCCTAACGGTATCATACAAGTAGGACAATCATTTACGACTTCCTTGTGTATGTCATTCACTTGTGTGGCAATAAAAATCAATAGCACAAGAATTGCTAAATTTATAGCCATGTTAATATAATTCGGTTTCATATATCCTCCTTAGTTACCGTTTACTTCTGCCCAATCTTTTTCATCATCTCTTTGGGTCTGTTTGTCTTTCATCTTTTTAATAAAAGACATATCTCCACTACCAATAGCATCAATAAACTTACCAATAGTGCCTGTCTTTTCTTTAACAGTACCACAACCAGTAAGCATCAATACAAGTAGAATTAATGTTAATGTCTTCATAAACCTCCGTAAAATTGACATTGGTTACAATTTGTTAATAATACTATGATAACTGTAATTAACAGTAGTATCACAAATAATATTTGACTATTGTTTCCATTCATATTATATTCCTTCTTCAACATTCTGTAGGCCTGCCACGACAACTAGTACTGGAGGCTGTATCAATATCTCACCTGTGTATCCAGTCTTAAAATTTTCATCCGTTGACGTTAGGGCAATACCTACAAAATTCATTAAATCTTTTCTCCTACTTCAAAACCTCTAAATGTTTTAAATCTTGGAAACCTCAAACTGTAAGTTCCATCTTGATTCTGTGTGACAGCATCTGCTCTTACTTCTGCTACCATACCTAAAAGTCTATCTTTAGTGTCCCAAAATGTTTCTCTCTGTACATCACTTAGGCCACTACCAACATTTACTAAAATGTCTTTGCCATCATCTGTACCTTGACAAACAAGAGCACCAAGTTTACCAACATTTCTGCCAGTACCTTCTTCTGTTGCTACAACTTTCAAACTAACTTCTATAAAAGGTTTTGCTTTCAACATATGATGTGATCTCTTACATTCATATGGAGCATCAATGTCTTTAATCATGATACCTTCATAACCTTCAGCAACTGCTTTCTTGTTAAGGTCTGTGTACGTTTTTTGTCCTTCGTCTGTATCTAAATCAACTTGTATTTTTTCTAATACAAACATACTTGAATCTTCTTTTAGATTATTACCAAGTTCAACTAATTGCTTGTGTCTATCAGCACAACCAAGTTTACTTTTACCTGATTGAAACTCTTTTAGTGTAAGCATATCAAACAGAGCCAACCTAGCATCTGTGGCATTCACGTTTGACTTTCTGTGTACCTGTTTCATCAAGTCTTGGAAAGTATCACTAACAACTTCTCCATCAAGCACCATTGACTCTTTGAAAGTACTTGCTACTGTGTTAAGAATCTCTTCAGCGATGTGTCCAAAATTATGTAACTCTTTACCATTTCTACTGTACATAGAAACAGTGTCGTTGTCAGCATTGTAAATTGTTACAACTCTAACACCATCTAGTTTTGTGTCTAAAAACTTTTTACCAACCATCTTCTTTTCATGATTAGCAGAATCGTGTGCCAACATACAAGTAAACACAGGTATCATATAATCTTTCTTACCTAGTTTCTTAGTCACGTTGTTGATAGTCTTTTCACTAACACCACACTTTAAATCTTTTATAAGAATTCGTCTATACCAATAGTTCCATTCATCAGCGGTACTTTTGTTCATCGCTTCAATGATAGCATCTCTGGCATTATGTCCTGTAAGTTCTCTTTCATTTAACTTTGTTGCCAATTTAGTAAACTCATCAAAGTCTAATCCAACACCATCTGCTTCTGCTTGTGGTACTTGTTTAACACCAAAAGTATACAGAGGATCCAAAGCCATTCTACAGCCAGTGAAGAAGTTTGTGTGATCACTTTCTGCTTGTTGTTTAATTACGTCTTCCTTGTACAACCTACTGTTGTCAGACTCTAACAACTTAATGACTATTGAACTCATATACTCAACTCCTCCAATTTATCATAAGCATATTTCTCGGCGAAGTCTTCTGCTTCATCGCCTTTTAAACCTTTTGCTTCTGCTAGTTCTAAACCATCAGCGAAAGCATTTTCTAATATCATATCATTGATTGGGTGACTCATTTATCCTCCTATACTATTCCCGTTAGTTTCATATAAATTAAACCTGCTATGGCAATCCAAATTATTTCTTTATAATTCACGCCGCCTCTTTGTTGTTTGATATCCATTTTTTAGATTCTTCTTCAATACATTTGTTGAAGTTTTCTAGTGTAGCCTTTACGCCATACTGTTTACACAACTTCTTTGCTTGTGGAGTCATAAAGCCTTTTGACTCAAGCATATCTAATGGCGACTCACCATTTTTATACCTTGTAGCATATTCTTCAACTGTGAAGTTTTTACACAGGAAGTTCTTAAAACTACCTTGAAACTTTTGATACTTAAACCTAGCAATGAACAGTTCTACTGGCATACCAATACGTGAAGGATGAATTTTATCCTTACCATAGTATTCATCATATGTAGGCTGACCTTCATATGTGCCATGATACATTAAATAACCACCGTGATAGGTGAATTTGCTCTTGTCAAACTGTGTCATTTTCTGCTCCTTTTGTTTAATCATACTATTATAATAACACAGATACAGATATTGTCAACCATAAAAAAACCCCCAAAAACGGGGGTTTTTTCCAATATATTTGGAGATTACGCCTCAAATTCATCCGTAATTGCTACAAGATACACCCTAAGAGGATATCCATTTTGTTTGGCATTTTCAACAAGTTCTATCCTGTTTTTACTGCCCCAATTTTTGTAGCCTTCACCTGCTACACTTCGCTTTATCATTTCAAAGCGTTCTTTTGCTTTTTCTTCTGTTTCCGATATAGAAGCAAAACTGTCGTTTGGTCTTCCATCTTTTCCAAAACTTACAACCATTGTTGCTAATTTTGACATACTTAGATTACTCATAAATGTTTCCTTTCTACAAAGTTTATAAGTGTAGGTATTCACCTACAGACACTGCTAATCAATGTCATAGTACTAATATAGCACAGATTGTTATTTTGTCAAGTGGTTTATGTTTGGTATTGGAGATTTTCCCATTTTGGGCATATAATTTCGCCGTCTATCAATTTATCATTACGGCTAACGTATTCATCTATGAGATTCAAAGCATAATTCAAGTTATGCTCTTTTGGAATATCAAATTCGGGTATTGTGGTTTCAAAGAAGCGTAGTATTTCATTTACATCACGGTCAAAGAAGATTTTATCATATGAAAAACTGTGTTGTTTTGGAACATAGGTTTTGAATAACTTGTAGTGTCTCCAATATCTCAACAGGTCTATCTTATTTGTTCTAAATGTATTCCAATAGTCTTCGTCGTTTACATTTTCTATCTGATTTCTTACTTCACCTGAGTCGTGTTTATATTGAGCAAGAAAATAGGTATAGGCAAACACTTGGAAATCCAAATCAATATAAAACCTATTTGTTACATTTGGACATAAGAATTCTAAACCAAACGGCCAATCGTGTACAACTAATTCTATTCTTTCCATTTCTCTATCTGTTCTATAAAGGAATAATACTAGTTCTTTGTATTTGGCGAACACTTTGTCCCAAGTAATCAATCCATGTGTTGCTTGTTTGGCTAGTTCTTCAGCATCTACTACCATATTAGAAAAGTCTCCTTGTACACTGTCTTCTAAATGATTGCCTCTCCATCTTACACCATATTGGTCGTCCCATAAGTTATCTTTTCTATTTGCTGTTTCGTTGGCATAGTCAACACCTGGATAATCAACCGTAGCACCATTTGTTTCTAACCACCAGTTCTGTAGCACACCTAGATAACTGCTACCAGAGCCATAAGGAACAACTGCTATATCAATTGATAAGTTTTGTATAAAATGTAATATGTCTTTATCTTGAATATGTAATTCAGTTAGACATGATTTAGGAATCACTATACCAGTGGCACTTACTTTTTCTACACTGTTTCTTACTAACCAAGTAAGGTCTTCTGCTGTTAATCCTTCAAGTTCTCTCAAACCTATATCTCTAAGATATTGTTTGACATCACTTCTATTAATTGCTTTGTAGATTATATCACCTTGATTAACGTGTTCCATATTCTAATATCTCATTGTTTCTACTATTGTACTTAACCAATAAGTCAACTATTTTATCTATATTGAAATCTCTTCCATTGGGTGTTGCTTTCAACAGCATTTGTATAACACCTTTATTGGGTTTGACAAAAACATCTTCATACTCTACATGATAATCAAATGTACATTTTATTTTTGTTTCAACATGATTTTGCCATTCCTTATTACATTCTTCATACCATAGATCATCATTTTGTTCGCCACGACAGTCAACAGGCAAATCATTGTTTTTGATAAGTCCTAATTTGTAGCACCAAAAGAATCTATCCTTTGTACAACTTAAAAAGAATCTATTGTTAAGTGTGATAAACTTATCTAGTCCAAATGGGTAATAATGAAACAATAACTCTGCTCCATCTTCAATAGCATTAGCAAACTTTTTATAGTTTGACTCTGTGGCATTGTTTATATTATTGATTGTTCTTTTAATTTCTTTTGCCGTAGGTGTAAGTGGTTCAAACTTTTTAAACTGTAGAACATAATCGTCCCAACAGTTATCTGCTTTTGTATCACCTAGATTGGTAGTGATAATGTGTTGTAAGTATCCTAAAAAACTAGTACCTGCTCCCATAGGGCCAACAAGTATATCAATATGTTTCATAACTTTTGTCACCTGGGAATAAAGGAAGTTTAGTGCCTGGTGCTCTCTTAGGTATTTTACTATCTGCTGAACTCACACAACTTCCACTAATACATTTCATAGGTTTAGAAAACAGTTTAAATCCTGTTTCAATATTACCAAGTGGAGCATCACTACATGAATATGATCGCTTAACACTGCCGTCAGGCTCTCGTATGATAATACTACGGAAACCACTGCTACACTCCCAACCATTAAATTTGTTAAAGTTGAAAGCATTAAATCTTTCTGCTTGATCCATATACCATTCTTTATGTTTACCATCTTTGAATTCTACTTGAAAGTGTTGTGGTACGTTTTCTACACCAAAGTTTTTGTATATAGGATCTGGTGCTCTCATAAAGTTTGGCTTAGGTCTTTCGACGTGTTTATTTTTTACTTCTGTAAATCCTCTTTGTGGCATACCATTGTGTAGCCTTGCTAACATATCTTCTGTGTATCCATGTACAACTTTACTTGCTGTTGGATCTGACTGTGGCTTTAGTGTTACGTTGATACCTCTGTTGTGGAAGTATAAACTTTCTTCCCACAGTTCTTCAAACCATTCAGGCACCATAACTTGGTTAATTGTAACTTGTACATCATGTTCTTGAACAAAGCAAAGTTTATCAGCAAACTGTTCACGCTTTTCTTGTGAGTTAACGTGTTCTCTATGATAACTTGCTGTTATACTTGCTCTATGAAACTTAGAGGCGTGTTCTACATACTGCTCAAACCATTTCATATTTCTACTACAGTTTGAAGTCATATGAACACTTGTATAATTTGTATTGTCTACATCATCTGCTAGATGCTTCATCATGTCTAAATATCCAGGATGAAAAGTAGGCTCACCACCACTAAGACTAAAATGAAAACTGTTAAAACCATTTTCTCTCGCTTGTCGTTTTATCTCATCGATTGTATGAAGACAGAGCTCTGTTGGCCTGTGATCTTTCTTATCTGATCTGGCGTATGGCCAGCAATAACTACAACGATAGTTACAGAAGCGACCAAGAAGCCAACTAACAGTAAACATATCTCGATATAGCATCGTCCTTTGTCCCACACGGACAAGATCGTTGAAAGGAATTTGTGTAAAATCATATTCACTCCACTTTAAATCACTCATGTCGTTGCCTCCAGTAAGTGTTGAAAATCATCAGAGAAACTTATGTGTTTTTCTTTTGCTAACATTATGTTCTTGTCTGTAACTGCTTTAATCATCTTCTTAACTGTTTCTAACTTACTGTCTTGTAATTCTCCAGGCACTGTGCCTAAGAAAAACTTCTTAATTTCCTGTTCATCTCTATCAAAAAAGAATTTATTGTAGTCAATATTTGTTTCTGCTGGATACAAATCTAAAGCATCATTGTATCTTCTTAAAACTAATCTTGACTTTTCTAATAGTTCTCTTTCTGTAGGACTGTGTTTTGCCTTTTTAATATCCTTTAAACGTTCACACCAATATGCTGTGTCTAAGTTTGTTGGATTAACAGCGAGTAGATGTTTAACATTCCTAAAATATTTATTCACACCTTCAATACCAATTGGTAGATAGTGTGTGTAAATTATTGCTGATGTAACACCTTCTAATGTTTTGTATTTTTCCAAGTTCATTTCATTTAGTTTCTCAGCAAGATAGTGAACCCATTGTTTCCTCTGCTGATTGATACTGCTAGTGATACCATTTTGCTGTGTCCAAACTCTAGACCTTTTACCCCAAAGTCTTAACAATTCTTTTCCTAGATATTCATTATTCACCATTGGATTATTGAAACTTTGGCTTTCTATTTTTGGTTCCCATTTGTTGTAAATGCTGATTCCTGTACCATAATTCCTTGACCAAGATATATTCTCTGTTATATCTATTGCTTGTTCTTCTCCTTTATAGTACTTCTGTAAGTAACCCATAAAAGCATTGTTGCCACCTTCAGGAAAAGTTACAAAATAAAGAGTTACATTTTCAAATATCTTATCCATGCTGTTTGACCCAATCATTTATTTTATGTTGTATCTTTTCGTGATCTGCTGACGCTTCTGATGTGCTAACTGCTTTGTTGATTGTGTTGTTAGGAAACATATCCAACAGTTCTGGCCAGTCAGTAAGCATCACCCAATAAGGTGTAAGTTGATTTAATCTGATACACTGTGTAGCAAGACTGCCTACGTCTTGTCTACGTTTCAGTTTTGAATTATGTGTTTCTTTGATATAAGCACTAAGTGAATCTATTATAGGTGGCGTTGTCTTTCTCAATGCTTTGTTAAGTCCTCTTCTGTGTTGAAACATTAGAACGTTATGATGTGCTTCGCTTTGTAAAAGATTACTGCTGGTAAATGGCAATTCAGTTAATAAGTTTTCTGTATAGTCTTCATAGTTTAAATCTTCTATTGACAAGTCATCAATTAAACAATCATCTCTCGGATCAATCCAACTGATTCTATCTTCCTGTGTTGTTGTGATAACATAAAGGCCTCTATCATCTACATTGTTTACAAACCAATCAATCATTAGACTAACAACAAAATTACAACTGCCAGGCCTACTTAAACTGACAACGTCAGCACCAAAGCCTTGTGCTAGTCTATAACTGTATGTGTTACTGTTTTCAGTTGATACGCCATTGCTACAACTAAATGGTTCGCCACCAGCATTGTAAACTGTTCTAAACATTCATGTCCTTTTCATCTATTACACTAACGGCATTGTGTTGTTTCCACTTGCCACCTTTACAGGTAGTCCAGCAAACTTTATATTCACAACTTTCTTTGTTTTTCCATTCGTTTTTCATATGATCCCAAACTTCATGTTCAAGTATTGTTTGTAGATCGTGTTTACTAGCATTGTTAAAGTCATCTCTATAATGATAATAAAGGTATTCAAATTTCTCAAATGCTGGCACGTTAAAATGACTCATTTGGTAGTGTTGACTTGTATAACAACAAGGCCATATTCTGCTTTCAGCGTTTATATAAAGTCTATTGATATCTAAACTTTTACAACTGATATCATCTTGTATTTTATTCTGTGTTTGTCTAAGAGTATTTGAACTTGCTGTAGCAAAGTTTTTGTCTGTTTCTTTTGTACTGATCCTCATACTTGCTTCACTTCTAAAACGCCAAAAGCCTTCGTTCTTACTCCTTGTGTGTACCTCATCTAATTGGTGCTTGTTGTGATCAAACACTAAGAACTTCCATACTGCTTTTCCACCTGCTTTAATGTAAGTACGAAAGTTTCTCTGTAGTCTATCCCAATTAACATTTACTCTGTAGATATGATTGGTATCTTCTAGTCCATCAATACTAAATGTAACGTGTAGATTTTCTATCCTACCTATATTACGCCAAAAAGATTCATTCTGCATTCCCCCGTTAGTATCAACGTGTATGCTTTCTACTAAACTGCTCCACTCTAATAATCCTAAGTAGATATCAGGATTCATAAATGGATCACCTATATTACCCACAAGATGTAGTTCTAATTTTTCTTTAGCATTTGGTATTTGTTCAATTACTTTTGTTACAGTATCAACTGACAGATGTTGTTCAACTAGATTAGGAAGTTTTTTACTTGTACCCCAATAGTGTCTAGCACAACCTGGACAAGCGGCGTTACAGTATGTAGATAATTCTACTTCTAAACTTTTTATATTTTCCAACTTATTGAACATATTTCTTTAATAGTTTAAATACCTGGTGATGTCCTTCAGCACCAAGTTTCCTTTCTGGAGCATAAATTCTAAAAAAATCAGGAGCATGGGTAGTCAACTTTGATTCTTGTACAAGCCAATTCCACATCCAATTAAATCCAGGATAATTTTTGTCAATTCTAACAACTTTTACTTCTTTAGTTCCTCTTTTTATTTCTCTTGAATTTTCATAAAAAATCTTTACATTCTTTTTGTGTGTTATTTTACATAATATATCAAAAACAAACTTGTTCTGCCATACTCTAAAGTCTTCTTCGTTGTGTATGCCAGTATCAATTGAAACTTTATGTTGAGGACCTTTTGAATTCCAACTTAAACTACGATCACAACTAGGAGCAAAACTAACAAACCTATCCTGTGGTTCCATTTTGTTTAATATTTCACTTACTTGGCTCAAATAATACACAGGAGATATACCTATGTTGTCTAATACATTGCCTACATAAACAGGTTCCATATCCCAACGTTCTGCTAGAAGTTCCCACCAGTGTTCACCTTTTTGTACGTTGAACCCATCATGAGCACCTGGTGATGCTATCAGTTGATCTCCGTATGTGTACAGTTTAGCAATCATATTGATTCCTCATGACCCATTCTCTTGGTATTGACCATTCAGGTCCATCAGCACTATCCCATTCAGCCAATAATTGTAGTCCATCTTCAGGATAGTGTTCGTCCATTAGTAAATCTTCTTCGTATTCACTAGGTTCCTGTGGTTCTAAATAATTCTTCATACTGTGGTACGACATCTAGTATATTCTGCTTTCTTGCTTTGTCCAAATATGTTGTAAACTTGATAAATTCTTCTAATTTATCTGAATAATCATCTGCCATCATATATTTTTCTACACTGTCTAGAATTTTATTGAATTTATTTTTTATTTTTTCATTTATATTTGGATCTGTAGCAACTTTAAATTTATAATAATCATAATGATTGTGTACTTTTAATTTTAATTCAGGAGTTAATAATCTAATATTTGCTCTTTTAGGACCATGTGCCACGTGATGTGTAATAATTGGTTTTTGTGGCGATGAATTAATCTTTTTCCAATTAGATTCTTTTAATTTCCACAGCATGAATTCAGGTAAATGAAATATATTATATGCTGTTACAGTGTAGGCAACCCAAGCAACTATATTATTAGGTAATTGATCTATTTTATTTAAATTATTAATTGCTGATTTCCATTTAACAGGCCAGCGTTGATATTCTAATACTTCTCCCATGCCATCTATTGAACAGCCTACTCTTATTTGTTTGAATTCTCTCCACATTTCCAACACTCGGGGTGGCAGGCTAGTCATGTTAGTATTATATTCTATTGTGATATTACCAGCATGACCAGAACCTATACACTTTTTAAGGAATTCATAGTGTCGTTCAATCATCATAGGTTCACCACCTGCCATATAAACGTGCTGAATGTATGGAATATTCTTTTCAATTTGATCCCAAAAAGTTTCTGAATTATGCCAATCGTAGTCTGTTGTGTACAGCCTACCTTTTTCATTACGTTTAAGTTCTACTTCACCGTGTGTGTCTTTGTATTTGGTTGAGCCGTGATATTCTGCCCATTGTTCGTACCATGTGTGTGAGTCTGTTGGACCACACATTCTACAGGCTAAATTACACAGATTGCCAAATCTCAAATCAAAGTAACTGCTACGAACAGTTATGGTGCCATCAGGTTGGGTGTCTTTTTTGGCATCAGCAAGGGTGTAGTCCCATGCTCGTAATTCATACATCCTACGGCTTTCGAGGCCGGCTTGTTCTTCCTGTTGACATCTTCCACATTCTTCTGACCATACTCCGTCAAGCATATTCTTTCTAATTGACTTCATTAAATCAGCATTTTTAGCCTCATTAAATGAATCTCTACCAGCATTGTAACTGGACCCATCAGGATGCCTTACAACGCCTTGATTGGGTGTGACGTTGGCTTGACAGCAAACACGGATGTCGCCGTTGTTTCTAACTGCTTGGAATATCCATGGAATTGGACAGAATGTTTTACTCATCACACTTATTTAATCATATCTTTCTAATAATTCGTTGTTTTTAGCACTGTATAATTCAATCAATTCCTGTAGATCTCGTGTCGTAACCAGTGTTTTAACACGTCTGCTTGTAACTGTTCTGTCTATAAATTCTGAAATAACTGCTCTATCTTTTACCAAAAATAGGCTAGTATAGTCTATCGCCCATTCACTTCTGTAATTGGGTATGTTTTCTATTTCCCATTTAAACAGGCGCCTTGCTAGATCCTGTCTAATAGGGTCTGCTTCTGCTCCTTCTTTCTTCAGCATGGCTAGATCATCCAACCATATTCGCTGTATGGGATCGTCCGTGAACATCATAAATGAATACCTATTAACGTGTGGAATAGTGTAGCCAAAGCAGAATGATCCCTCGTGGCAACTGTTTACATTGTTACGGATCTGCTGTTCTGCTGTCTTGGGTTCTATACGTTTATATAGTAGTTTTTCTGTGATATCCTGGCACTCCAGCAACTGTTTATTCCAGTTGGTACGGGGCAGGAACTGTTCTACGAAGTGTACAGGCTGACTCCAACTGTCAAACAGATTGTTTTCCTGTATCCGTGCTTCTATCTGTCGACGATCTAGTTCACCTACAACGTAACTCTGTAGAGCACCTAGAAAGTTCTTACCTGCTCCATGAGGTACTACACAAAACTCTCTCATTTATGAATTCCTTTATAACTGTATTTAATTTAGGTGGCCCAGGAGACCCCTAAAAACGGAGTTAAAAAATTTTTTTGCTCTGTACATAATCGCCTATAAACTACACATATTATAAGAGGGCGTGGCGGCGAACTATAGAAGCGGAGCGTAAAAATTTTTTACACCTTATATTTCCTTGGGTGTTACTGTGGTAAACTCTAGGCCGTATGCTGTGGCTACCCATGTGTTGCCTGACAATCCTCCCGGCTTGAACGTGAGTTTTTGATTGGCTAACCATACAGTAAGTGTATCTCTGGGTTTGAAGTATTCCACTTCCGCTTCATTGACTATCCCATTGTCTGTACACTTTACTGGTACTTTTTCGTATTGAACTGACATTTGAATTCCTTTCGTTATGTCGTATAATATACACTATAAGCACTGTGAAGTCAACCTAAATCCAAGCATTACCAAGAGGCGGAGATACTATATGTAGTACACTGTACACAATAATAGCATAGTCTAAAGACTAGCGTATCGCTCTGCTCACGCTTATTAGATTAATTAAATCAATTACTGTGTGTAGTCTGCTAGTGAATCCCATAATAAAGGATTTAATTTAGAGAAGTCTGTGCCTCTGTGTGAGTCTAATTGACGTGTAATAGCCAAGAACTGTGGCACTTGCTGTGGGTCAAATGGTGTGTGGTCCAACCATTTTTTCAACTCTCCCCGTCTCTCCAAAATGTTTTTTTCTTGTATGCTAATACCATTCAACCATTGTCTACGGTATCTATCGGGCAGGATCGCTATGCTAAGCCATGGTTGATCCACTGTATTAACTGTTATCGCCTGTGGTTCGTACTGTTCTATCCACTGTATAGTTCTGAAATAGTCTTGAAAGTTCCACGCTTGTAAACAGAAATTGAAACCTATTACTGTGTTGTATTTCGCTAATTGATTATTATTTAAATAATTAACAGCGTTTTCGAACCTATCCCAACGTGCTGGTGTCCTTATATATTCGTAATATTCTTCTGTACCGTCCACACTTATATTGAAATTAACCTGTGCTATCTGTTTAAACAGCGTTTCCCATTGTTTAAACTGTGTGACATTACTGGCATTTGTTGTTATATTTAGGTATGAATGTTCCTGCTTAACTAATTGTTTTAATTGTGTTTCTATTTCAGTCTGTAGTGTGGGTTCTCCCCCTAGTAATTTCAGATTGGTTACACGAGGTAGCGTGGGTAATTCGTGGTGCTTACGCTGTTTTAATACGCTGTCCACACTCCATCCTAGGTCACTGTATTCCCTGGCAACTTCTGTTGAGTTATCGGGAAAGCACATACGACACTTTAGGTTACATAGGTTTGAGGGCCTTATGTCCGCCCAGTAGGGTTCTGGCATATCTAACGCTGGCTCGGGCAGGCTAACGCTTGAATTACTATACCATTGATCATACATATCGCGATCATTGCCTAGGCCCAGGTCCTCACGCTTCTTACACTCGTGACAGGTGGGGTGATATTGGTCCCTCAGCATATACTCTCTCACTTCCTGTGCCAGGTCGTTGTTGAATATTTCTGACATTTCGTTTGATTTTATCGGGTGGTGACCATTGGCCGTACAGCACACACGGCTCTCCCTAGAGGAGGCCCTGAGATACACGTTGTAGAAAGGGGCATAACATTTGACTTTTCTGGTTGACATCTGGTGTATCCTGTGCTATTATATAGCATATTTAATGGCAAGAGGAGGACTCTAAAAGTGTTCTGACAACTATAGACACCCGCCTAACTCTCTGTGTGCCAGATGGGCCCTAGCGGGACGAACATCTTAGGATGGACTACTAGGGGCGGCCAAGCATACCGATCATGCTGGATAGGAGCACAGGGGGACTGTTGTATTCTTGCAACATCTTATCAATCGGGGCCTATTAATCTGACTGGCCCCTACTACATATAGTCCTATCACCGTACGCTATCACTAGATATAGCGCCTCCTCCAGCGTGAATTCTCACAATAATTTCAGAAATATCTTTGGATTTTCGGTTGACAGATTGACTGTTTGAGTGTATTATATACTTAACATTAACTAATAAATCGGCGAAGGAGGCCTCATAGTTATGAAAATTAAAGA